CAAAACCTACGTGCGCTGCTATCAGCGGGCCCGATTTGACGCCCCTTGGCAGGCAGTCACCATCGATCTGGCGAAGGCATAGAGCGATGGGGAACAGTATTCAGGACCTCAACGATCACCTGTTCGCGCAGATGGAACGCCTGTCGAACAAAGACATGTCGATCGAGCAGATCGATCAGGAAGTGAAACGCGCCGGCGCATTGGTTGCCGTCGCGGATCAGATTACTGGCAACGCCGAGCTGCAGCTTAAAGCTGCCAAGCTATTCGCGGACCATGGGCAAAAGGTCTTGGACCACCTGCCTCAGATCGGGAAGGCGGAACAGTGAAGGGCCGTGCGATCATCTACACGGAAGCTGAGAAGGTCTTTGTAAAGGATCTCTCAGCCTTACCGCGTGCTGATCTGCACCGTGCTTTTTGCGACTGGAGTGGCCGCACGGATGTTTCTGTGGAAGCACTCAAGCAGCTGTGCCTGCGCAATGGTTGGACAACCGGCCGGACAGGTTGCTTTCCGAAGGGCAACGTTCCCGTCAATAAGGGCAAGAAGCGCCCCTACAACGCCAACAGCGCAAAGACGCAGTTTGGAAAGGGACGCCTGCCTCACAACTTCCGTGGAGCCGGACACGAACGGATCGACAAGCGTGATGGCTATGTCCACATGGTTGTCGACGAGACGAACCCCTACACGGGTGCTGCAACGCGTGTGGTGCTCAAGCATCGCTGGCTGTGGGAGAAGGCCAATGGGCCGATCCCGAAAGACATGCGGTTGAAGTGCCTGGACGGCGACAAAAGCAATACAGATCCGTCAAATTGGGAGGCCATCCCCACCGCTATGGCCCCGCGGCTGAACGGCAAGTTCGGGCGCGGGTACGACCAGGCACCGGCTAAATTGAAACCCACCATCATGGCAATCACGAAGCTGGAGCACGCAGCGCGCGAGAAGTACCGCGCGAAACCCGGCACCGATGAGGACAAAGAATGACCCAGCGCAGCATGCAAAAGCTCATCCACGTCGCCTGCCGCGAGTTGAAGATCAGCAGCGAGACGCGCCGGGACATCCAGCTCGTGGTTACCGGCAAAGACAGCATGTCTGATATGACGGAGCTCGAACTCAAAAAGATGCTCGACCATCTGAAAGCCAAGGGCTTCAAGGTCGCGGCGAAACCGGGTCACCGTAAAGCCGCGTCACGCTCTGACCTGCGCTACATCCATGTTCTATGGCGGTTGCTGGGCGAAGCTGACGTTTTGAAGCAGCCGGATCGCGCGGGCCTCAATGCCTTCGTTCGAAGCCGCTTTGAAGACCATTGGAGCAGCGTGCCGATCGACATCGATGCGCTGCAGGATGCGGCCCAGATCAACGATGTGACACGTGCCCTCAAAGATTGGTGCAAGCGCGAGGGGATCAGGACAGAGCGATGATCGAGCCGCGGAAAATCAGGATCACGGACCATGCTGTCCTGCGCTATCTTGAGCGGGTGCGCGGGTTTGACGTGGAAGCGGTGCGCCGCGAGATTGCAGCATCCTGCGCAGTCGCAGCTGATCATCCTGCAGCAACAGCCGTCCTGTCCCGCGGCTTCCGGTTCACGATCAAAGCCGACGCTGTCGTGACCGTCACCTTCCAGCATGATGACAAGCACCGAGGGCGCAAAACGCTATGATGACCCCTTGGCCTTTCGGCAACCTGACGCCCTTTAAATACGGCACCATCTTATGCGATCCGCCATGGGACCACGTGATGCGATCGGATGCTGGCAAGCAAAAGTGCCCCTCAGCGCACTACGATACGATGACCGCCGCCGCACTGGCGGCGTTGCCCGTTTCGCAGCTCGCCGCGCCGGATTGCATGATGTTCATGTGGTCCACCTGGCCGCACCTGACGCAGGCCACGGCCCTGATGTCTGCGTGGGGCTTCACCTATAAAACTGGTGGCTCTTGGACCAAAACGACCGCGACAGGCAAGCGCTGCTTTGGCACTGGCTATGTTCTGCGGTCTGCAACCGAGCCATTCCTGATCGGCACCATCGGTGCCCCGAAATATCGCAGCCGATCGATCCGCAATTTGATCGAGTCGGAGCGCCGCGAGCATTCACGCAAGCCCCCCGAAGCCCGCGCCATGATCGACGCGCTGTTGCCCGATGTTTGGGGCTGTGAGTTGTTCGCCAGAGAGCCGTGGGCTGGGCGTGACATCTGGGGCAATGAGACGGACACCTTCGCATGAAGACGTTGCACACCCCGGCGCACATTGCCGCCTATGTTGACGTGCTGGGTGCGAAGGGAACTGTTGAGTTTCTGCTGACATTTGGCGGTGCTGAACTCTACTTGGCAGAGGCCCCGACTGAGCGCTCACAAGTCGTCAAATCTATTGGCATGGAGTTGGCAATTGCCCTCGCAAAGGAAGCGTCCGATCGCGACCTGCCACGCCGCGTTCCGACAGCAAAACCATGGCTCGCCGCAATGCTTTCCCAAGAGGGATTGCCCGTCTCGCAAATTGCACGCAAACTGCATGTCAGCGACGTTACGGTCCGCGCCTACCTTAAGCGCGCAAAGCCCGCCGATGATCGCCAGCTCCCCCTGATCTGACGCCAGCGAACTACCCCGCAAACGCTTGCGGATTATTTTGCCCCCCCGGACAGTCCAATTTGATGAGAACGCCGCGCGCGATTTTCTCATCATAGACCGGGTGTCATCCCATGAAATTCTCCAATCACCGCGCCGCTGGCGTGACCTTTCAAAAGGCAAAGTGGACTGGCGATGTCATCGTGCCGACGCTGGTCGTGCTGCATGACACTGCGAGCCGTTTGGAAAAGGGCAACGCCGCGGCCTATCTCGCAGACAATGCGGCCAAGGTCAGCGTGCACTTCGTGATCGAGCGCGATGGCAGCATCACGCAGCAGGTACCGGTGAACCGCCGCGCGAACCATGCCGGCGTTTCCACCTATCACGGCCGCAAGAATTGCAACGACTTTTCAATCGGCATTGAAATCGTCAATCCCGGCTATCTGACATCCTCCGGTCCGACGACGGCGCGGGCATGGTTCGGGGAAGAATTCAACAAGGCCAACGAAGGCATCTTGTTTGTCGAAACCAAAGAGCACGGCGCGCACTATTGGATGCCCTACACTGAGGCGCAGATAGCGGCGGTTCTCGACCTGCTGACTGGCCTCTTCGCATACATTCCGACGCTGCAGGATATTCAAGGTCACTGGTATGTCTCCCCTGGCCGCAAGGTCGATGTGAACCCGCTCTTCCCGCTAGATAATGTCCGGGCCCACATCTTGGGCCGCGAAGAGCCAGCAGAGGCAAGTGCCGATGAGGCTGGTACGGACCCAATCCATGAGGAATGGGTCGCAACGCACACCCCCGGCCAAACCCTGAACATGCGGCGCTGGCCCAGCTTCAACCCCAATGTCATCACCGCCATTCCTGACGCGACCCGCGTGCCAGTCGTCAAGGCAGGCACCTTTGACGGCGTCGATTGGCTGAAGGTTGTCTATGGCGGCCAAGAAGGCTGGATCGTTGATCGGTACACCGCTGCGGTGGAGACCTTCGCGTAATGCGTTGGGTTTACCCCGCCGCGATGCTCGCACTGATCGCCTTGTTCGTTGCGATGCTGCTTTTGAGCCTCACCGTTTAGAAGATCGAGTCCAACCATAACCACACTTTTCCAAAGCTCACTAAAGGACGATCAACATGCTTTCTGCGACCCCTAAAAGCCCGTTTCAATCCAAGACCGTCTGGGGCGGCGTTGGTGCCGTTGCCGTCGGCCTTGTCAATGTGCTCGCATATGTGACCTCTCCCGAGAATGCTGCCCAGATCGGTGAACTGATCACGGGCATCGTTGCGACCATCTCCGGCGCGATCGCGATTTACGGCCGCATTAAGGCTGTAGCAAAAGTGGCCGTCGGCTGAGATGCGTTATTTCTATCCTGCACGTCTGGTCGGATTTCTGTTTAGTGATCCGACGCGGCTGATCGACATCTTTTCAGCGTGGAATCTGCTGGCATGGGCTGCTGTTTTCTGGACGAACCCGGACCTGCTTGAGCGTGACAGCTACGCGACGTTCCAGTCATTGGGTGCTGTCCCGTGGGCTATCACCTTCCTGATCGTCGGGATCATGCAAGCGTCGGCACTTTTCGGATGGCATCGCCACATCGCCGAGCAGCGCTTCATTGCTATGGCCTTGGCGACTGGCTGCTGGGCCGCAGTGACGGTGAACTTCATGTCGACGGGCGTCCTGACGACCGCGGGCGCTAATTACATCGGGCTGACTTTCGTTACCGCCCTGGTCGGAGGGTTCCTTGGATGGAAGACTTCTACAACGCAATCTTAGCGGCCAAAGGCGAGATCGCGGCAAGTATCCTGTCCGTTGGGGTACTTGCTGCTGGTTTCGTCGCGCGATCGAAGGGCTGGTTCGCTCAGGTCGATGATGCTGACGGCAAAAGCGCATCGCAAGAGATCCTACAGACGCTGGCTGACAAGGTTGGCGCGATGGATAATCGGCTGTCCCGGGTTGAAGGCGAGATGGAGCATATGCCCAGTCGCAATGAGCTGCATGCAGTGCAGATCATGCTGGCCCAGCTGGACGGTAAAATCCAGCTGGTCGAGCGCACCACAAATGCCACCAGCCACGCGGTGGGTCGGCTGGAAGATCACTTTATTCGGCTCTCAGGGGGCAAGACACGATGACCGACATTTTCGAGGGCTATAGCGAGCATTATGACGCTGAGGTCCGTTTGATCATTCTCAAAGCGCTTCACGATGAAGCCAATGGACGCCTGTCCGACTCCATGCTGATGCACGTCTTCGAGGCCTTCGCCATTAACCGGACCCGCGACTATCTGCGCACCCAGTTGAACTGGCTAAAAACAGAAGGCGGCGCTGTTGTGCTCCGCGATGCCGGCACAGCCATGATTGCCGAATTGACGGACAAGGGCGAGGCCCATGTTCAGCGGCGTCAGTTGATCCAGGGCGTCAAACGCCCATCGTTGCCGCGAGGCTGATGACATGGCCAAAGGACGCAAAGGACGCGGGCGGCTATCCTCGATCGACCTGCTACCGAAGCAGGCCGATCACATCATCACCTGGGCCGCGCAGGCCCTGTCGTCGCGCGACAAGACGCAGACGGAAATTTACGCCGAGTTCGTAAGCCAGTGCGAAGCGCTTATGGCGGAGCATCGCGGCGAGATCGATTTCGAAATCCCGTCATTCTCGTCTTTCAATCGATATTCAATGCGGCAGGCGAAGCTGATTCACCGCATCGATCAGACCCGCGACATTGTTGCCAGCGTATCAGGCAAGATGAATGCCAAAAGCAGCGATGATCTTGCCGTCATCACTGGCGAGATGATCAAGTCGCTGGTTCTGCAAATGATCGCCGGCGCGGATGAGGACTCGGTTGAGGCGAAAGACGTTATGCAAATGGCCAGTGCCTACCGCCAAGCCATTCAGGGCCTGAACCTCTCTGCCGATCGCCGTCATAAGGCTGACGTCGAGCTGAAGAAGAAGGTCGATGGCGCGATCAATGCCGCTGCCAAGGTCACTGGCATGACCCGCGAAGTCGCTGACAAGGTCAAAGCTGAAATCCTCGGGGTGACGTCATGACCCTGCGCGCCCTGTGGTACCGCGACAAAGACGAATTCGAGAAGGCCCGCACCCGGGGCAGCTTTCGGCTTGAAGAGCGCAAGCGGCATGGCCTGTTCGAGTTTGTCTATTTCTGCCCCTGCGGCTGCGGACACGAAGGTCGGTTGCTCGTCGGCGATGGTCACAAACCTGACGGCACCCGCCCAAGTTGGCGTTGGAACGGTCTTCGGTCCGAGCCAACTTTGCATCCTTCCGTCAATCATCAGGGCCACTGGCATGGCTGGCTGCGCAGCGGCTACTGGGAGGTCGCATGACAGCTCCTGTCAGCCAGCAAGAGTGGGAGGCCGCGCGCCGCGATGCGACGGCCGCAATCCCCGCCATTGTCGACAAGGTCGGCCTACCGGCTGTCTTGCTGCCCTATCAGCAGCGCGCCGTTGGATTGCTCGACAGCGTCGGCACGCAAGTGCTGTTCATCGAGAAGTCGCGCCGGATCGGTCTGACATGGGGCCTAGCCGCATATGCGGTGCTGCGCGCCGGTAAGCAGAAGGCCGCGGGCGGCATGGACGTGATGTACATCTCCTACAGCCGCGAGATGACCCGCGAGTTCATTGACGCCTGCGCTATGTGGGCTCGGGCATTCTCGGTGGCCGCTGCGGCTGAAGAAGCGTTCCTGTTCGATGAAGGCGACGATACTGGCGACAAGGCGATCCAAGCTTTCCGCATTCGCTTTGGCTCCGGGTTCGAAATCATCGCGCTCAGCTCCGCACCGCGCGGCCTGCGCGGCAAGCAAGGTGTGGTCATCATCGACGAGGCTGCTTTCGTCGACAGCCTGGACACACTGATCGAAGCTGCAATGGCTTTCCTGATGTGGGGCGGTCAGGTTGTCGTCTGTTCGACCCACTTCGGTACCGAGAACCCGTTCAACGTCTACATTCAGGACATGCTGGCGGGCCGCAAACCCGGTCACCATATGCGGATCGATCTGGATGATGCTCTGAACGACGGCCTGTTCGAACGCATCTGTTTGGTGAATGGCGATACGTGGACCCCGGAGGGGGAAGCGGTATGGCGCCAGTCCATCTTCGACTTCTACGGATCAAGCGCCGATCAGGAATTGTACTGCGTCGCATCGATGGGCTCTGGCACCTGGCTGACCGCGCCCCTCATCGAGGCACGCATGACATCTGAGGGCAAGGTCCTAACACTGGAGTTGCCGGCAGACTATCTGCAACGCGATACCGTCAGCCGCGCCGCTTTACTGGCACCGTTTATGGAAGAGCTGGCTCAAGCGCTGAGCGAGCTTGATATGAAACCGCGCTATGCTGGCGGTTTCGACTTTGCCCGCGTGGCCGACCTTTCTGTGTTCACCCTGCTGGCCATCGAGGCCAATTTGAAGCGGCGCGAAGCGCTCACCGTCGAGATGCGCGGCGTGCCAGGCGACGAGCAGAAAGCCATCGTGCGCGATATCCTCGAGTGCGTGCGCGACCGGCTTGTCGGCTCAGCCTTCGACGCCACCGGCATGGGCTGGACCGTAGCCGAAGACATGGGCCGCATCTTCGGCATCAAGGAGGACGAGGATAGCTCTGGTCTGATCTGGGCAATCAAGTTCAGCCAGGACTGGTACCGCCTTCATATGCCACCCCTTAAAACGGCTTTCGAAGACGATATGATCGCCCTTATCCCCTGCGACGATCACGTCTCTGATCTGCGCGTGATCAAGATGGTGCGTGGCATTCCACGCGTCCCTGACACGCGAGAGGGTGCCAAGGGCCTTAAGCGTCACGGCGACTTCGCCATCAGTCTCGCCTTGGCGCACTTCGCAAGCCGGATGCGCTGGGTGAAATATGCCTACCGCGCCGCCAAGCCAGCGAGTGCCGCTCCCCGATCCGATCGGCTGAATTGGTATCCAGAAAATGATGACCGCTCGCCGCGCAACCCACACCGCAGCCCCTTGGGCGCACGTATTCGAGGAGGCATCTGATGGCCCGCTCCACCCAACTTCTCGATCGCTGGGGCAACCCGATCCGGCGCACAGCGCTGACTGCTGAGGTTTCGGCCGCTACTGTCGGCGGCGCGCGGTCACCGATTTCCGGCACCCCGGCAGATGGGCTGGACCCAGTTCGCCTTGCGAGCATTTTGCGGTCGGCCGATCAAGGCGATCCCATCCGCTATATGGAGCTTGCCGAGGTCATCGAAGAGCGCGACCCGCACTACCTCGGCGTCTTGGGCACGCGCCGCCGTTCTGTCAGCCAGATCGACATCACCGTCGAGGCGGCGAGCGATGATCCAGCTGATGTGGCCAAAGCAGATATGGTGCGCAACTGGCTCGATCGTGACGAGCTGACCGAAGAGATATTTCACATCCTCGACTCGATCGGGAAAGGCTACAGCTTCACCGAGATCATCTGGGACACCTCAGAGGGGCAATGGATGCCCGATCGGCTCGAGCTGCGCGACCCGCGGTGGTTCCGCTTTGATCGCCGCGATCTGACCACCCCAGTCATGCTGGATGAGACGGGCCAGGATCGCCCCTTGGATGGCTTCAAGTTCATCTATGCGCGCATGGCCGCCAAGTCCGGTCTGCCGCTCCGCTCCGGTCTGGCGCGTGTCGCAACATGGGGCTGGCTCTTCAAAGCCTACACCCAGCGTGACTGGGCTATCTTCACCCAGACCTATGGCCAGCCGCTGCGCGTCGGCAAGTACGGCCCCGGCGCATCGGAGCGCGACAAGGACACCCTGTTCAACGCCGTTGCAAATATCGCTGGCGATTGTGCAGCCATCGTGCCGGAAAGCATGACGATCGACTTCAAGGAGTCGGGCAACGTCGGTGCGGCGTCTGGGCTTTACATGGAGCGTGCTGACTGGCTGGACCGCCAAATCTCAAAAGCCGTGCTCGGACAGACGGCGACAACCGACGCGGTGACGGGCGGCCTGGGATCTGGCAAAGAGCACCGGGAGGTCCAGGAAGACATCGAGCGTGCCGACGCCAAAGCACTCGCAGGCATTTTGAACCGCGACCTGATCAAGCCGTGGATGATCCTCGAGTTCGGCGAGCAGAAGAGATACCCGCGGCTGAAGATCGGCCGACCTGAAGCTGAAGACCTAGATGCTGCGGCCAGCGCTTTAGAAAAGCTCGTCCCTCTCGGCCTCCGCGTATCGATGAGTGCCGTCCGCGACAAATTTGGCTGGGCCGATCCCAAGGCTGGCGAGGAGGTTTTAACCCCGCCCGCGCCGAATGCGCAGCCAGCGGCCCCTGTGGGGGGCGGAATGGGCGCTGAGAGCGCCGTTAAATACCCATTAAATACCCTTGAAGGCTCCGCAGGCACATCTGCGGCCCTTCAAGCCGAAAGCCTCTCAGAGGCGATTTCTGACGTTCCGGCCCAAATCGACGCTTTAAGCGGCAGTCTGGCGTCGCAGACACGCCCTGAGATGGCAAAGATGCTACTGTCGATCGAGGCGATGCTTCAGGCGGCATCATCCTTTGATGAGTTCGAAGAGATGCTGCGCGTGAACTATCCCGAACTGGACATTGCCGCGCTGGATGCTGTCTTTGACATGGGTCTCATGACAGCCTTCAAGGGCGGCGAGCTTGCCATCGCCGAGAGTCGCAATGGCTGATTTGAGCGCCACCTTCCGTAAACCTTTCAGCGAGGCTCTGGCTGCCATCGATCTGCGGCTTGCTGACCAGCGCGCTGTCTCAACCTCAAGAGACCCGGCCTATTCCGGACACGAGCGAAGCTTCATGGTCGCAGGTGCCATCAAGGCAGATCTAATCGATGACCTTGGACAAGCCATCCGCAAAGCGCGCACTGACGGTACTGGCTATGATGTATTCAAGAAGGACTTCCGCGCCATCGTGGAACGCAACGGATGGCACGGCTGGACCGGAGAGGGCACGGCCAAGGGCGAAGAATGGCGGATGCGCACCATCTACCAGACGAACATGCGCACGTCTTATATGGCCGGCCGTCTGGCCCAGCTGCGCAAGTCCGGCTTCAAGTTCTGGGTCTATCGTCATTCCGGGGCCGCGCATCCTCGTTTGAACCATCTGGCGTTTGACGGCATTGCCCTGCCGCCAGACCATCCATTCTGGGTAACGCACTATCCCCCAAATGGATGGGGCTGCGGCTGCATCGTCGAGGGCGCAATGAACGCGGCGGGCATTCGCCGCGTTGGCGGTGATCCGGACAAGAAACTGCCCGATAATTGGCGCGACCTCGATCCGCGTACAGGCGCACCCATCGGAATCGGAAAAGGTTGGGCCCAGTCGCCGGGTGCGGATGTGACCGACGACATCGACCGCATCGTGAAAGCAAAACTCGAAAAGCTGAACCCCGATGTAGGCGCAGGCTACGGCGCAGAAATGCAGCCACTCGTGGAAGAGGCTTGGCAGCTTGCGGTTCTGCAATCGGTCGATGAGCCTGCGCCTAAATTGGTCGGAAGCATGTCAGCCGATCTCGTGGCCGCATTGAAGACGCGAAAAGTCGCACCCCGATCTACAGAGATTGTGGCAGTCCCTAATGCCAAGGCGCTTCGCCTTGATGCTGACGATATCTTGCCGCCAGGCGAATGGCTGGACATGTCAGCGCGATTGTCGCGCCCATCTGCCGTTCTTATCGATGAAGCGACGGGCCATCTTCTCTTCGTGCTGCCTGCAACCGCTGATTGGCCGCAACGCATCGTTGAAGTGGACTATCAACAAGGCGATAGCACTGACCCGGCTACGGCGAATACGTTGCGTGCCTTGGCACAGTTGGGACCGGCCGCGCTCGCACAGCGGCTTGCTGGTGGACTGCTCGCGCTTCTGCTTGGCCAGATCGCGTAGAAAGGAGCGCCCATGTATACGGTCAAAATTGACGATGACGTCGTTCAGACAGCGCTGCGTCGGCTGTCAGAGGGCATGGATGATTTGACTGCTCCGATGAACCAAATCGGCTTTGCGCTCGTGGCTTCCAGCAAAAGCCGGATCGATCAGGGGCTCAGCCCCGATGGTACACCCTTCGCCCCGCGCTCCCCTGCCACCCTCAAGGCCTATGAAAAGCGCAAAGTCGTACCCAAAGGCGGCCCGCTGAAGCTGACTGGCGAGATGCAGCAGGAAATCTTTCACGAAGCAGGCACAGACTTTGTCGAAGTGGGCTCGAATGCGATCCAATCCGCCGTCATGCAGATGGGCGCAGAACAGGGCGCGTTCGGCGCATTCATCGGCAAGGATAAGCTCGGGCGCGACCACTTCCACTCAATCCCCTGGGGAAACATCCCGGCGCGGCCGTTCCTTGGCGTCTCTGAGGATGACCGGTCTGTCATTCAGGACACCGTCGAGGTCTGGATTGCGAGCCTTGCAGACGGAACAGATTGACCTGACGCAAAAGCCGCGTCAGTTTCAATCCACGTTATAAGGGCCTTACCCCGCAAGCCGTTGCGGATGTTTTGAGGCTCTCGCTGCTGGCAAATTCAGCGGCATGGATACCAATCACATCACTTATGCCCTGATGGCCGAGACGTCTTCGCTGACCAGCGGCGATAGTTCGATCGCGATGATGGCGCAGCTGCCCATCGGGTCCTACGCTGAAGCTGGCTCTGCCCCGGAATGGATCCACCTGCTGCCCGCGCCGGCTGATGGCTTGGTACGGACCTCTGATAATCGCGGCCCGTATACGATGTCCTCGTTTGCAGAAATCATCACCAACACCTTCGCCAGCTCAGATGCGATCGAGATCGACGTGAACCATGCGTCGTTCCTTGCTGCCCCGCGCGGCGAAGCGGCTCCGGCCGTTGGCTGGGTGCGCGAAATGCAGGCCCGCGACGATGGCCTTTGGGGCCG